AGACAGATGGAACAACACAAATGCGTACCAGCAGAATCTCAATGGGTACTCTTGAACTAACAGACCTAGTCAGCGGATTGGGTAATTCTGCCAAATACATCACTTCCACTTTTAATGCTCATGATGCAGTTGACTATTATCATGTAGATGCTGGTCTAGAGACGGCTAATGCTAAAAATATCAATATCACTTACTTTAGGCATGGTAGCATTGTTAATGTGGGCTTTGATTTTGATATGAAGGATAATAATGCATGGAAAAAGCTTGCAGATATTCGACCAGGATATAAACCATTTGGTAGGATTTGGGCACAAGCCATTGGTAATACAGATGTTAGAGGTGCCGTTGCCGTTGTTTATGCCCAATCTGGTGGCTGGTATATGTTTCCAAGCTTAGGTAATACAAATAATTATCATGGGACTTTTACATTTACGACCCAAGATGACTATCCAACAGGTGATGTGGTGATTAAGTAATGAAAATAAAAGTATGGACAGATAATAACAATAGGCTGCTTAATTGGGCCTATATGAATGACTCACGGCCAGTTGGGTCAACAGATGATGGTCAGCAAATTATTGAAATTGATAGCACCGATGGTCTTTACGAGAACCACGCCAGCATTATTGACGGTCAAGTCGTTCCTGATGCTGGTTATGATCCAGACGCTGACAGACCTAAACCTGAGCCGTCACCTGAAGATAAAATAGCTTCTTTGCAGCAGAGTAATGATGAATTACAATCAGCTCTGCTAGAGTTATCAGACTTAGTACTTTCAGGAGGTGGTAGTAAGTGAATTTAGATTTTCTTATTGGGTTGTATGCAGATGCAGTAAGGAAAGGAAAAAGAACTTTAGATTCAGTGCCAGATGTAGTTAAAGACAAAGTAGCAGAAGCTATTAAGGAGAAGAATAATGCTTAATTTTAAAATGAGTAGTTTAGCAGCACTTTACGCAGCAAATGTTTTGGATGGTGGACGTACTATTAATGAGGTTCCAGCAGTTATTAGGCCACAGGTTGAAAAAATATTGGGGGTGTCAGAAGATACCAGTTCTGCTACAGGCACAGGTACATCTACAGTACAGCCTTAGTTATTGCGGGTATATTAATAGGGTTGATGTTTTAGAATGATAGTAGTCAATAGATAATGAATAGGAGAACTTTTACATGAACACATGGCAAGATGCAGTAGTACAAATTGTTTTAATTTTAATTGGTTTGGCTTTTACATATATTAGTCAGTCAGCAGTTAGTGTATTTAAAGGGTTACTTCAAAATAAACAGGCGGTATCCTTAATTGAAGCCACCGCACCTCTAGCAAAGGACGTGGTAGCAGCTGTACAAAAGCTTGGTTTAGACAAGCAATTGTCTGGGGCAGTTCAAAAGAATATTGCTGTTCAAGGTGTTATTAACGCTTTAAAGAATAAAGGATTTACAGAAATTGATCAGAAGGCTGTTGAAGATGCTGTTGAAAGAGCATATGCCGAATTAAAGAGCACTCTTGACAAAGCATATAGTGACGCCTCTAGGGATGATGTTGGTAAGACAGATGCTACAGCGGTGGAAGCCCCTGTGGCTAAAGTAGATATGCCAACAGAAGCAAGTGGAAGTACAGATACTAGTACAAAATAATTAAATAAAACTCGGATAGACTTTGGTTCTATTTTCGCTATATTAAGCTGTGAGGTGAAAAAGCGATGAATAGAAAAACAAAGTCTATTTTATTTTCCATTTTAGCAGTTGCTACAATTGGTCTGGGTGTAGGGTCATCCAGTCATCAAGTCTTAGCTGCTAAGGGGGATCAAGGTGTTGATTGGTCAGTTTGGCAAGGCACCAACGGTGTATTTGGTTATTCGACCGACAAGTTCGGCATCTCTCAAATTGGCGGATATAGCGGGTACGGCGTGTATGATCAATCTACATATAGGACACAAGTTGCATCCTTAATTGCGGCTGGTAAACGAGCACATACTTACATTTGGTGGCAGAATATTAATGATACTAACTTGGCTAAACAAGTTTTAGATCATTTCTTACCAGAGGTACAGACGCCAAAGGGTTCTATTGTTGCGCTTGACTACGAGGCAGGTTCTACAAATACAGCAACCCTAATGTGGGCACTTGACTATATTCGTGATGCTGGTTATACACCCATGCTTTATGGGTATAAGAGTTTCTTGATGAGCCACATTGATTTGGCACAAATTGCTAGTCGTTATCAGTTGTGGCTTGCAGAGTATCCCGATTACAATGTTACAACTGTTCCTAATTATGGGTACTTTCCAAGTTTTAACAATGTCGGTATTTTTCAGTTTACATCTACTTACCGCGCAGGCGGTCTAGATGGTAACGTTGACTTAACTGGTATTACCGATGTTGGTTATAATGGTAGTACAACAACAGATAGTGGTAAAACTTATGTTAAGCCTGCTACAAATACACCAGCAATTAATGCAGGTAAGCAGGCTAATAACACTACCTTAAGTCAAGTTAAGGTAGGGGACAAAGTTAAGGTAAACTTTAGTACTACTAAGTGGGCAAACGGTGTTGCAATGCCTAGTTGGGTTCAGGGTAAGACGTACACTGTTCAACAAGTATCTGGTTCCAATGTGCTGCTTGGCGGTATTATGAGTTGGATTAATCGTAGTAACATTGAGTTGTTAACAACTACTAGTGTTCCTAGGGTAAACTCAGGTACATATGTAGTGCAATCAGGTGATAGTTGGTGGGCTATTGCTTACAAGTATGGCATGAGCATGTATACTTTGGCCTCTAACAATGGCAAATCAATTTACTCTGTATTGCACCCAGGAGACATATTGACAGTTAATGGTAGTAACCAGAATAGCTCTAGTATTGCTTCCTATGGTAGTTATACTGTTAAGTCTGGAGACAGCTGGTGGAGCATTGCAAACAGCAATGGTATGAGTATGTATACGCTGGCGGCAAACAATGGTAAGACTATTTACTCAATGCTACATCCAGGTGATGTCCTTAAAATTCATGGTTCGGCAGTAAGCACTCCAAGTCATGTTTACTATACAGTACGATCAGGGGATAGCTTCTGGAGTATTGCTAGAAAGTATGGCATTAGCATGTATACCCTTGCGGCAAACAATGGCAAGTCAATTAACAGCATTATCATTCCAGGGCAAAGTTTGTATATTAGATAATAAATTAAGGTCTCTTTTATAGAGGCCTTTTTATGTGGTATAATGAGTAAGGAATCTATATTAGAACTAAAGAGTTAAAAGTTGGTGAAAATAATGCCACAAGAAGATGGGCATAATGAGTTAAAGAGAATGGCCTTTTCATATAATGGCACAACAGTCAATTTATGGCCAAACCCTCAAAATTATCAATTTCAAGAACCGCAGAGAGCTACAACCATTAAAACACAAGGAGACAATGTCATTGAACAGTATGGCCCCGATTTTCCAATAATTTCTATATCTGGGCACACTGGCTATAAAATTGATGCCAATGGTAAAAATGGTAAGCAACGTCTGGAAGATTTAAAGTCCCTTATACTTAGCTACCAGTCAGCGACAATTGACGGACTTGCACCAGATAAAGATTTGGTTTTTTATAACTATACTGATGACCAGAGTTATGTGGTGACGATACCAACAGGCGGATTTGAATATTCTAGAAGTGTTGATACTGCTGTTTTGTTTAATTATAGTATTAGCATGGCTGTTTTAAGAGGATCTGACCAGCCAGACAGAAGTTCTGTTATTAACGCATTAGTTGGTTCAGGTTCGGGACAAAGTACACAGAACCCTAAAGGACACTTGGTTACAAATTCAAGTACGCAATCAGCAGATGTAAGTAACGCAGTAAGTAATATTGAAGCACAGATAGGTGGGTAGGTATGAGGCTTACAGCAGATTTATATAGATTTTTAAGAGGCTTATCTTTATCGGCTAATGGTACAGTTATTGAAAATCAGTTAGATAGTTCAATTAGTTACATATCAAAGTACTTTACGCCAAACTTAAAAGTTTCTCAGGTAGCACTTAAAGCCAAATCTACTATTAGGGAAAGCTTAAGCATGGGATACAGCAATGGAGCAGCAAGTGGAACTTTGCTTTATCTACTGCAACACTCTGCTATTGATGTAGAGACACCTGATATATTTAGGCTATGCCAAGTAGCAATTATGGACATGTATTCATATGCATATGCTTATGAGGATGACAACACACTTCTTGCAAGCTTGACTGAGAATGACATTAATAAAACAATTGATAATTGCGTTTATTTATGCGATTATTTTTCTGGTGATGACAGGTACTTAGACATAGCAAAGAAGTTTTCTGATATGGTAGTATCATTAGGGGTTATTAAGAACAACATAGATAGTTTGCATAAGATGGCAGGTGTCTAGATGGCAAGATATATAAGACATACAGTAAGGTATGGAGAAACCTTGCAGTCTATTGCAGCTAAGGAAATGGGCGATGCAACATCTTGGACAGATATTGCTAAGTATAATGGCTTGTCCTACCCATATATTGTAGACACAGTAGATCAAAAAATGAACAACATGGAGCATCTTGTAACTGCTGGTGATACCTTAGTTATTCCAGTAGAGGTAGAGCTGACAGAAGACTTAGCACAGAAGCTCAATCAGCAGGATAGAGATGCTTTAGGAAGACTAGCTTTAGGCCAGGATTTATCTATGATTGATTTCCCGCCAGTATACCAAAATAGGGGAACACAGGAGAATATCATGCAACTTGGTAGTAATGGTAAAGGCGACTTATCAACTGTGTATGGTGTTAATAATATTAAGCAGATAGTTATTGCGCACTTATTAACTGCAAAGGGTTCTTTAATTTTGCATCCAGAGTATGGCTCTAATCTTAATGAATTGTTTGTGCAAGGAACAATACCTAATTCTAAGCTAGTTGATGACGAAATATCAAAAGCAATTTTAAGTGACAGTAGGATTACTAAAGCGGAAAAACAGTCCAGCACCTTAAACGGGTCAACCTATTCAAGCTCTTGGTCAATTACAATTGAATCCGTAGTTGCACAACTTGATTTTGTTATTGGCAGAGACGACACAGGTAAATTCATCATTCAGTAAGGGTTGAAACAATGCAAATTAAAAGATTATCAGATATTTTAGCAAGTTTGATTGACAACACAACAGCAAGGACAACATTGATTAATGACTTCACCCCAGGCTCGGTTATTAGGTCAATCTATGAAGCTGTTGCAATGCAACTTGAGGAATACTATTATTTACAAGAGGAAAATATTTCGTGGGGGATACAAAATGGTGTATTAAGCTCCTTTGGTTTTTCTCCAAGGGAAGCCACGCCAGCTTATGGTGATATTGATATTACATTTTATGGTCCCTTATCACAGGATACGACTATACCACGAGGGACAACTTTTTATTCTAGTAATGATCTGTACTCACAGACATATGTGTTGCAAGAGCCATATTTAGTTAGAGCAGGAGCAATTAAGGCAACTGTAACTGCCTATTGTACACAAGTTGGGTCAGCTGGAAACATTCCTGCTGCGGTTTTGGATTCTTGCTCAGGTATGCAAACAGGCATCTATAAGGTAACTAATACAGATGCCATTCTTACAGGGACTGATGAAGAATCAGTAGATGAGGAAAGATTACGTTTTAATGAGTTTGTTGATACTAGGGGCAGGGGGACAGTAAAAGCAATGGACTATGCTGCGAGAACTATTCCAGAAGTCACTGGTGTTTACATAGATGAGACTGTCGGTCATGTTACAGTTTATGCGCATGATGCCAATGGCGACCTGTCAGATGCACTTATTAACGAGATAGCTACAGCTGAGGAAGATTATAGACCTGTTTCTATTCCATGGGATGTTCAGCCAGTTTCTAAAAAGCTGCTGGATGTTGAAGTATCAGTTACAGTAACTAATTACAGAATGGTGCCATCCGATTTTACAGATAGTTTGTCTAACTACATTGGTGCATACTTAGATAACTTTTCAGCAGGAGATGATCTTATTATTTCGGCTCTTGAGTCTCGCATAAGAGCATTTTCACCACTTATTTATGATGTTAGTGTTACAAATCCTAGTGGTAACGTGGAAGTTGCCCCTAATGAAATCATTAGGGCAGGTACAGCTTCAATTATTATTAGTAACGAGGTGGGATAATTGGACTTTTGGAAATATCTGCATCCGTTACTAAAGACTGATAATGACTCGCGGTATAGTACTGCTAATTATGCAGTGTTGAAATCCCTTGCTGATTCGTTAAGCGATGCAGAAAGAGATACTTTAAGCAAAAAGATTCAGCTAATATTTGAAACAGCAACGGGAGATTACTTAGACGAGTATGGTAAGTGGTTTGGTGTTAGCCGCTACCCCAATGAAGACGATAATGACTATAGAGAAAGAATTAAATATTACCTGTTAATACCAAGGTCAACAGTTCAGGGAATTATAGAAGGCATTCAGTACTACTTAAATGATACTAAAGCACAGATAAGTATTTATGAGCCATGGAAAAATATCTTTTACTTAAACAAAAGTAATCTTAATGGTGAGGATCATTTACCAGGATACTATTACAGGTATGCTATTATTGATGTTCATATTGATAGGCCTATGAGTCAAGCAATACATGACGCAATAGAAGCATTTAAACCTGCTGGAGTTAAGTTTTATGTGACAGTTGATGGTAACTTAGGTGAAGATGTAAAAAGGCTTATCTTGGCAGACTTTAAAGTAACGCGCTTAGATACTATTAATCGCATGTTTGGCTTTAACTATGCTAGAATTTTACCTTTTACCTTTGCAGACAGAGAAGATACATTGGTTCCAAATACCGATTATTTTAAAACTAATAATAGTGAATTAAATGGCGCGGATGTATTAGCGGGGTCTCCTACACACAACGTAACTTATTGGAACTCACTGGATTTAAGTAACAGCCCATATAAGGCCGTGCCAGTTAATTTACTGAAGGGTAGTGGCGAACCGCAAACAGTTCCTGCCCAGACGTGGGGAGACAATCCGTATTTATTGTTAGACACAAGCAGCCTAAAAATAGGCGATACTGTTTCTTTTCAAGTAAAAGTCAATGGGGTTAAGAATACTAATGTTTTTGTTGGTCTTAATACCAAACAGGTATCTCCCTTATTTTCAAATGGAATGGAGACTTTCACAATCACCTGGACAAAAGAATTGTCCGAGTTGCCCTTGCCAATTAATTTTTCAGTTAAGCCAGCAGTGCTAACAGATGAATACACTTGGAGTCAGGCCAAAGTAGCGATTGGCACCACAGCTTCTTCTTGGTCGCCTAACCCAGCGGATCCTGAATATGGGTCAACACCTGAGCAACGAGCAGTTCTATCAACTAATAATAGTGCATATCTAACGCTGCCTGCAACCAAATACAAGGACGTTCCAGTGAATTTGTTAACAGGAACCAGTAATCAGCTAGCATCTACAAGCTTAAGCGGCTGGAATGAACATATTTTTGGAAATGTAGTCCCTCAGGCTGGTACAAACTATTGCTTCAGAGTTTGGATTGACAATCCCACTTTTGATGCGTGTGCAAAATTGGACTGTTCAGATTCTAGTGGCAGTCAAATTGTATGGGCACGAGGCAATACTATATCGGCTGGTACTAGTGGATATAGCATTGTCAAAGTGACAACAGACAGCACATATGCAAATATCAAGTGCCACACGGTTTACACATTTAACCATGGTGCTTCCGCATCCGGATCATATGGATACAAAGAAGCAAAGATGGAAGTGGGTAATGTTCCTACTGCATGGTCACCTAACCCAGCTGATCCTGAATATTATGAGAACATGGTAGATGGCACCTTATCCTTGTATAATCAATTAGTTAATAATTACAGTTCAATAGTAAATATTTATAGTGGAAGTACTAGCTATGAAAAAGTTGTATCAATGCTAAAAGATAGCAATATAACTATACAAGAAAAAGTAGTATCTGACAAAGCTGTGCTAATAAATGGGGTCGCCCCTAATAAAGATGGTATAATAGATATTGATAAGAGCAAAATTAGCTATACTGGGTCAGACATAACAGTTCCTCTAGTAGTAACGAGCACTGATACTTGTAGGATTTCTTATGCAGGTGCTGGCATTTACATAAGACTAGCATTTCCAGGTATGGGTAGTAACTTAAAATCAGATCAGTTAGAAACAAATATAAAGAAGGCTTAAAATGACAATTACAACAAATAAAGCTAGAACACTACTCGCTTTAGACCTTGTTCAAAAGTATTCTTCAGTTTACTTTTCTATTGGGCAAGCAGCCACGTGGAATAGTAATGACACCCCACCAGCAGAAGACCCTACAGCATCCACTATTGCTAACCCGATTGCCTATGCTCAAGTTAAGGTAGCTACATTATGCCGCCCACTACAGCAAGGTGAAACGGCGCCTAGCGATGCAATTGTGTGGGGAGAAGCCACCTATGTTAGGGTAGCGCAAGCAGATGCCTATTCACAGGGAGCAACTTATGTATACTTTGAGACAACAGTTGCAAAATCAGATATAGGATCAGATAATGTTTCTTACCGAACAACAGGGGTAAATGTAGGTCTTGTACCAAAGCAAGGGGTAACGAAACCAGTTATTTTACCAACTGATGTAGCAAATACAGGGATACTTATTTCATATGCAAATAAGGCGGTTAACACATTAGATGATGAAACTTCGGTAAAACTTGGGGCATTATACACATTGGCTCCTTTAGAAGCTTAAAAGAAAGGCAATATAAATGGCAGACGAAATAGATATAACAACAACCCCATACTTTGATAGGTATGACGCTACTAAGGATTGGACAATGTTACTGTTCAATCCTGACAGGCCATTACAACAGAGAGAGCTTAATGAGCTACAGTCAACCTTAGGACACTATATTGGTGCCTTAGGGGACAGCGTTATGCGTGATGGTGATATTCAATCGGGTATGGGCTACACACAAGATGGCAACAACATAACTGTTAATTCTGGTTCTGTTTATCTAGCTGGTAAGGTTAGAAGTTATAGTGGACAGACAGTAACTTTAACAGGAACAGGTATGGAGACTGTCGGGGTTAAGATTTCACAGAGTATTGTTAAAGCTTCTGATGATAGCTCGCTTAATGATCCCACACAAGATGTACCTAGTGCTGGATCATCAGGGGCAGATAGGCTTAAAGAGACAGTCGTTTTGACTGTTAATGATAGTACCGCAGCGACTATTTACACATTTAAAGATGCGGTGCTATATCGGCAGAATTTAAATAATCAGTTATCACAAGTACAAGATATTATGGCAAGGCGCACTTTTGAAACAAATGGTAACTATAGAGTGGGCGCTACAACGGGTAAGGAAACTGGATTCCTTATGACGCTCTCTCCAGATACAGATGATACAACTAAAGTGACCCTTAATATTCAGCCTGGTATTGCATTTGTACAAGGCTACGAAGTAAGCAAACCTAACCCAACAAGGTTAGCTCTTGACAAGTCAACAGAGACAGAAACAATTACGTCTGAACAGCATGTATATCATAAGGGCACAAACGTGTATAGTTTGGCTGTTCCTAATGTGAAGGCTGTTAATCAGGTATCTGCACAGATTCAGCAGAACTTTACGATTACGCACGGTTCCCAAGACGGGACAGACTTTATTGTTAACAACTTGATTAGTGTTGATAAGGTCTATACAGAAGGTACAAGTGGAAGAACCTTTGCTGAAGGTACTGATTACAGAGTGTCTGGTAATTCAGTAGACTGGAGTTTCCCAACAGGGCAGGAACCAGCTGTTAACTCAAGCTATGTTGTTACTGCAACGTATAATAAAGTACTAACGGGTGGCGGTGTTGACTACACAGCTACAGTAAGCAAAGATGTTAATGGCATCTCTACAATCAGTTTTGCTGGTGCTAAGGGAAGTGGAAATACAGCAGCATATGTGCCAAAGGATCAAGGATACATTACTATTAACTATGATATTTATTGGGCACGAATAGATATTATTACGCTTAATAAAGATGGCGACTTTGTTATTCATAAGGGACAACCAGCACGTGCTGACTTAGTAGGCGAACCAGAGTTTAATGATCCATTTACGTTACGCATTGGTGCTGCTAAGTTGTATCCTAATTCTGACACAGGTTCCGTTTTAACCGATGCTGTTACAAACGTAACAATGGAAAAAATGCAAAAAACAATTGCAAGAGTTCAAAATCTAGAATATAATGAAGCGCAGATGTCATTAGACAATCAGACTATCCAGAACCATACACCTGTGACACTGCGTGGGGTATTTACAGATGCTTTTGTTACTTTGGATAGATTTGATGAATCCTATGACAGCAGAGGGACGGCAACTGACGGGTTTAAAGCCAATGTTATGTTCAGTTTTGATGATGGTCGCATAACACTCCCTAGAGATGCAGAGGACCCACACCAAGCTCACCTTATTGGTGATAGTTCAACTGCTCATGTTTGGGGAAGATTAATTTCTGCACCATTTACTGAATTTCCAGTCGTACAGCAGTTGCAAGCAACAGAATTTATGAGTGTTGTTCCCTTCTCTAACAGTAAGGAGGAAGGGTCTTTAACCATCACGCCTAGTGCGGACAATTGGGTTGATAATACCAATACTCAGGTATACCAGACCAAGTATCAGACCTATAATACTGACCGTTGGTGGGTTCACAAGGATTTAGGAAAAGCAGCAGACGCTAGTGAAAATTACTATAACCAAAAGACTCAGTGGGATGACACCTCAAAGGCTATAACAGAAGGCATCGCTTATTGGAATATTGGCATTAGTCGTGATCAGTTTAACGACTTGCACGGTACTATTACACAGTCAGGTGGTACGACAACAACTGACCAGCAAATTCAGTATATGCGAAAACAAACAATCACGTTTGTGGCAAATGGGTTAAAACCTAACCAAGACAATCTGATTCTAAGATTTAACAATATTATTACTAGTATAGTGCCTGCTCAAGGATACCATGCTGGATCTACTGTATCTGGTTCTATTATGGCAGATAGTAATGGTGTTGCTAAGGGGTCATTCCAAATCCCAGATAATGTTTTATGTGGTAAAGTTGCTGTCATTCTGGACAGTGATGGTAGCAGTGCAGAAACTACTTATGTAGCTCAAGGCATTAATAAAGTAACAACAGATACAATTATTCAAACATATGTGACAGCACATTTAGTTGACCCACTTGGCCAGTCCTTCCAGACGCTAGATGCACGTCAGCTAACAAGCATATACTTGTATTTTGGTTCTAAATCAACTAAAAATAATGTTACCATAACAGTTAGGGGCATGTCTGATACCGGTATGCCTAATAACATTGTGTATGCAACACAGGTGTTAACACCAGCTCAGGTTAACGTTTCGAGTGATGCTAGCGCAGTTACTAAAGTTGCTTTTGACGACCCAGTTATGACAACCCCAGGATCATCATACGTTATAGTGGTGGGATCATCATCAGCTGACTACACCTTAGCTGTTGCTCGTAGCGGTAGTAATTTAATAGGGACTAATACTAAGGTAGTTGGTCAACCATATCAAGAAGGGGTATTATTCTTATCTTCTAATGGGCAGACATGGACCCCAGATCAATCGGCTGACCTAAAGTTTGTAGTAAACGCAGCTAAGTATAACCCAACAGCAACGATGGAGTTTGATCCTTTTGTTAACTTGAACTTAGATGAGTTTGTACTATTTGCAAGTTATCTAACACCAGATAACACAGGCTGCACATGGGAATATAGAATTTTGTATGATGGTTCTACCGGTGATATTACAAGTCAGCCATACAAGGCGCTTTCAAGCTATACTAAGACTGATGCGGGTGGTGTTGCAAAGGCTGTTCAGCTTCGTGCTACTTTTACAGCAAATGAATATATTTCGCCTTTAATGTCACTTGATGATTTACAGTTTGGCGCATTTACAACGGGTCTCAGGGGAGATTATGTATCCGTTAACGTTCCAATGGACGCTTCACCATTTAATACAATTTCGCTAGACTATCCTGTTAACCTGCCTGGACAATCTGCCGTTGTTCCCCAATATTCCTTGGATAAGGGAGCTACTTGGATTAACTTCAAGTCTACCCCAACGACAACACAGGTTTCAACTGAATGGACTAACGTACACTATACAGAAACCCTTAGTTCAACACAGAAGTCGTTTAAGCTTCATTTTAAGCTTACTACAGCTAATCCGTATCAAAGGCCTTCTGTGGATCAAGTAACTGTTGCTTTAACAAATGAATAGTTGCATTAATTTCATCTCTGTGTTACTATAAACATAGAGGTGATTTTTTGTCTAAAAAAGAAGAGATTACACGCCGAGGTATTCCTGTGGCTCAAGTATTTATCCCAACAGAGAGTGACAAATCAGAAAGGGAATTGTATGAGCTGTCAAAAAATGGCGGTATTAAAAAACTGTTTGAGTTGGTTAAGGAAAACAATGAGTTACTAAACAAAATTTTAAAAAGGTTAGATAATAAGTGAAAATAATTCAGGATAACACAATAGCTACTGTGGTGTTTGACGGAGAGCCACAGAAACTTAAGGATAGAATAGACGAGTATTTATATGATGAACTTTCGGAAGATATTCCAGGGGCACAGTTTTCACCATCAGTTCGTAGCGGTAGGTGGGATGGAAAGTCCCACTTTTATGACAAGAAAAGTCATTCTTTTGCATCAGGATTGATTAATCGTGCAACACTAGTTTTGGATAAGGTTAGGTTCTTGTGGGAGTTTACTTATCAGGTAGTTGATAATCGTCCAGATTCTTTTGCTAATGAGGAAAACATAAGGGATGCTTACACGCTTGAAAAAGGTAAGTTTAAACTGCGTGACTATCAAGAGAATGCTGTTAACAAGATATTTTCAAGTGGACATGGTGGTATTGTTAATTATGGCACAGGAACTGGTAAAACTGGTGTAGGCGCAGCAGCAATTAAGGCTCTTTTGCCAAGTCTTAAGTCTGATGAACGAATTGCAATGTTTACTAATAATAAAGAAATTTTTAGGCAGAATAAGGAAAACTTAGAGAAACTGCTAGGCATGAAGATTGGTTACTTAGGTGGGGGTAAGAAGAAAATAGCTAAGGTTATGGTGTGCATGATACCAACTGTTGACTCTTATCTTAAAATTGAGCCAACAAAGGGGCTTAGCTATTCGCCTAAGGAACGTCAAATTCAGAAGATGGCAATAGACTACAGGGAAAAGTTTATACATACAGTTAACCCATATGCAGAGCTAAAGTCATTTGTTAGAATGTTTAGACCTATTAAGAAAGTTGATTATAAAACAAAGGAAACCCTTGAAGACATTTTATACTCTTGTGGCTCTAATGAGGATGTTGTAAGGGCCTTTAACCAGAAACTTGAAGAGTATAATAAAATTGTTTATAAAAAAGCTAAAGAAAAGGTAGACAAGAAGAAGTTTATAGAGGATCTACTTGATTCCTTTGTTATGTTTATAGCAGACGAATGCCACCATTCTCGTGCTGATACTTGGTACAATGTGCTACTATCCTGTAGGAATGCTGTTTACAAAGTCGGGCTATCGGGGTCCATAGATCAAGATGACAAGCTTACATGGGCTAGACTACAGGGAGTGTTTGGGGGAATTATAGCTAAGCTTAAGGCAAAGAAGCTAATTGATGAGGGATTACTAGCAAAGCCAACTATTATTATGGCTAACGTTGAATCTCCTGGTGATATTGTAGGATTAAAAAAATGGCAAGATATTTATAAAGCAGGTATTGTTGAGAATGAATACCGAAACTCATTAATTGCAGGATTAGCTAAGCAAAGTTATGACAGTGGCAAAACGACTTTAATCATCGTGTCTCAGATAGCACATTCTGATAACATATCAAATAATTTGCAAGACCTAGGTGTTCCATATGAAGTGATTAATGGTACTCAAGAGGACGATGATAGAAAAAGTGAGCTTAATCGAGTAAAGACTGGTCATACAAGAGTTCTTATTGCTACTTCTGTTCTTGATGAGGGTGTTGATATTTCCAACATTGATGTTCTTATTATGGCTGCTGGTGGTAAATCAATGCGACAAGCTATTCAAAGAGTTGGGCGTGTTCTACGTAAAAAGGAAAATAAGGAAAATAAGGCGACAATATTTGACTTCTATGATGATACGAATAGGATTTTACGTAATCACTCTCAGGAACGGTTAGACATATATGAAGAGCAGGAATTTGAAATCAAGCGTGTTGGAGATTAAGCTTGCGCCCTTATTGACATATGCTAGGTATAAAGGTTACACTATAGATGACCTTGTGGGAACCTATAAATTGCTTTTGGTTTTACAAGCTAACGATGAAAAGTTTAATCATACCAAGAGGCCAAGTAAGCTTAACTTCCCAATTCAAGGAACAGCATTTTATGATCTATTGCAGGTATACCTGTACTTAACAGCTAACTCTGAGCCAGAATACTCTATACTAGTTTACGTAAGCGAGATTTTTTACATAAAAGAAGTAAATGAGTCTTATGGAAGGGTAACACTTAAGATGATCAAGAATGCAAAGATTATTAAGTTGGCTAAGCAAGCTATTGATAGGGCCAATAAATATGATCCTTGTAACAGATATGTAAGCTTACCTTGCATAGCATATAGTTTAGCCATTCTTTACGCGGAAAACT